TTCGTGACAGCCCTCAGCCCCGGCCAGACGGCCAAGGTGCAGGAGCTCATCGCCCGGGTGATCGAGGAGCGCCCCGGCAAGAGCGTGGTGGGCAAGGAGATCAAGGCGATGAACCTGGGGGACTTCGTCACCACGGCGCAGGTGCGCCTGGGGGTCGAGCTCTCGAGCGCGCGCCTGGAGACCGTGCTCAGGACAAACACGAACCGGGCAGCCACGGAGGGGGCGGCCGAGGTTCTGCGCGACGAGCGCGTGCAGGCGTTCGTGCCGCTGGTCGAGTACAGCGCGACCAAGGACAGCCGGACCCGCCCGACGCATCGGGCGATGGACGGCTACGTGAACACGATGGAGATGTTCGACAGGCAGGGACTGGGGCCGCCCGGGGGCTTCTCTTGCAGATGCCAGATGATTCCCGTGTCCATGTCGGACGCGATGGAGAACGGCTGGATCGACCCGCGGGGCAACGTCGACCACGCCGCGATCAGGCGGCACAACGGCAGCCGGCAGGCGCTGATCGACTCCCGGCAGTTCCCCGATCCCGGCTTCGTGAATGCGTGAACGAGAAGGAGGAACGCTACGATGGGCGGCATGAGCACCCGGAACGAGATCAAGGCGCGGCTGGGCATCCTCGCGGAACCGCCGGCGAAGGCAACGGCCAAGCGCGCGGGCACCAAAATCAACCACCAACTCGGCAAGGTGTACGTGTCGCCGGATCACCTGCGGCAGGGCAAGTTCCGCATCATGCCATTGAACCCGGATGGCAAGGTGAACTTGAACGTGTATGCGCAGACTCGGACGCTGTCGTTCAACAGCTTTGAGGAAGCCGTCAAGTACGCCCAAGGCCTGACGGCCCATTACGGTGGCACGGTGGAAAGCGATACGCGGGGCAAGTCGGTGTCGACCCGTTCTGGCGCCAAGACGGGGTTCGCCGCAGGTGAAATCGCCCGTATCGCGTCGGGTCTGTCGCGCCTCCTGAAGGAATACGGCTTTGACGCAATGGCGCGCGAAGCCGCCAAGGAGACCGACAAGGACACGCTGGCCCGCTACATCAACGTCGTGGAGAAGGCGTTCAAAAACGAGACCGTGCGGATTGACCCGGCAACCCGGCAGCGCACGCAGGTCGTTTCGGATGCCGACATTGCACGGCACGCGCAACTGATGTCGACGCTGCGGTCGATGCTTGCAAAGGCGACCGCCTCCCGCCCCGGCGCCAAGTCCACCCACGCTGCCGCCGACAAGCCCGGGCGCAAGGTCATGGCCGAGTCCGACCCCGCCGTCAGCGCCAAGATCCGCAAGCTCATGGCCGAGGGCAAGCCCCAGAAGCAGGCCGTCGCAATCGCGCTCGACATGAAGCGCCGAGGAGAAATCTGACATGGCACAGGCATTCATCTCGACCGGACAGCCCAACCTTCGCCGCATGACGGTCAACAACGTCGCGGCGTCCTACACCAACCCCGTCCCCACGAGCACCAAGCCCGCCACGGGCGTGGTCATGGACATGGCCCTGACCCAGGGCTACGCGCAGCCCAGCCTGCTCAAGGCGCTCCCTTGGGGCGCGCTCGACAACGGGACCGCGTGGGCAACGAGTGGCACCACGACTGGCATGAGGATCGTCGGCTGGCAGTCCTACCGCAACGTCGCGGCCTCGGACACGTGGTGGTTCCCCACGATCCTCGCGCAGTACACCCTGCTCTTCCCGTCTACCAACAACGGCTACAACGTGGACGGCACCGCGGACGTCTTCGTCTTCGGCGGCTTCGGCGCGGCCATCACCACGCCGCAGTTCCCGACCCCGAACACCTTCTCGTCCAACGGCACCGCGACCTCGTCCGGCAGCATCACGACCTCGAGCAGCGTGCTCGTTGACCTCGCCGGATCGCAGCTCGTGACGGCCGCCTTCATCGCGCCTGCGCCGACCGCGCCGCGCACGGTGAACATGGGCCTCTTCTGGTACGCCATCTGACGTGCAGCGCGCCGCACGACCATCCCGTCCGCGCCTGCCCGGGGCGGCGACGTCGGCGCTCCTGCTGGGCGTGCAGGACGATTCGTCGGGCAAGTGCCTTGCCACGGCCGAGCCCAACCAGCCGAGCGGACTGACTGCCACGGCGGTCAGCAGCTCGCAGATCAACCTGGCATGGACGGCCGACGCCACGCCGGCGCCCAACCAGGCGTCGTACTACGACGTGGAGCGGTCCCCGGACGGCCTTGGCTCCTGGACGAGCATCGGCAGCACCACGAGCAACTCGCTCAGCAATACGGGCCTGCCCGCGTCCACGCAGTTCTATTACCGGGTGACGGCGTACAACTGCTTCGGCGGCAGCCTGCCAAGCGCCACGGCGAACGCGACCACGCAGGCGGCGTCGGCCCCACCGGCCCCGACCGGGGTCAGCGCGAGCGCCAGCACCACGGCGGTCGCGGTCACGATCACCTGGACGGACGCATCGACCGACGAGACCGGGTTCTACGTCTACCGCAACACGACGAACACCACGACGGGCGCGACCCTGCTGTCGACCCTCGGCGCGGGCGTGCAGACCTACACCGACAACGCGACGAACAACCCGTCCGCGCCCCCGGCCATCGGCACGGTGTACTACTACTGGGTCAGCGCCTACAACGGCGCGGGCGAGAGCGCCAAGACCGCCGCAAGCCAGAACGCGACGGGCGGGGTCACGACCCTCAACGTCCCGGCCGCGCCGACCTCGCTCACCGCGACCGCCACGAGCACGACGCAGATCAACCTTGCGTGGACCGACAACGCCACGAACGAGACGGGGTACACGGTGGAGCGGCGGAGCCCCGCCGGCAGCGGGTCGTACTCGACCGTCACCACCCTCTCGGCTGGCGCGAACTCGTTCAGCAACACGGGCCTGACCGAGAGCACGCAGTACGAGTACCGCGTCTATGCGACCAATGCGGCAGGCAACAGCGCCAACAGCAACGCGGCAAGCAAGTTCACGATCCCCGCGACCCCCACGGGCCTGACGGCGACGGCGGTGTCCTCGTCGCAGATCAACCTCGCCTGGACGGACGTGTCGACCGGGAACACGGGGCAGCGCATCGAGCGGCGCAGCCCGAGCGGCAGCGGGTCGTATTCGACCCTCACGACCGTCAGCGCGACGGCCACGACGTACAGCGACACGGGGCTGACGGCGTCGACCTCGTACGAGTACCGCATCGTGGCGACGAACCCGGACTACGACTCGTCGCCGTCGACGGCCGCGAACGCGACCACGCAGAGCGGGGCGCTCACGCCCGCATGGAGCATCGACTGGTCTACGGGCACCCCCTCGGGCTACACGCTCACCCGCGCCAGCAGCGGCACGTACGTGGACTCCTCGGGCTACATCGCGTCTCAGGCCAGCGGCACCAGCGGCAACAACGCGGCCCGCCTCACCCACAACAGCAGCGGAAGCCGGCTCGGGCTGCTTGTGGAGGAGAGCAGGACGAACCTCTGCCCGACATCGGAAACAACGGCAGGCGTTGCAAGCAACACCGCAGTCACGACCAGCGACACCGGACCTGCTCCTGACAATACGAACACCGCCGAACTCATGTCGGAGGTTGTCGCAAACGGGACGCACCATTGCGGAACAAAGAACACGACGGCCAACGTTGACTTGGACTCTTTGTATGTGTACAGCGTGTTCCTGAAGCGTCCGGCAAGCAACGCCACGCAGTATGCCGTTGTTACGTTCCTGTATGGAACGAGCGACCGGAGGTTCAGTCAGGTATTCGATCTGTCGGCAGGATCAACCTCGGGATGTGCCACGCGATCTAGCGGAAATCCTGTGGATACGGCGAGCGGAATTGAGGCATACGCGAACGGGTGGTATCGGTGCTGGGTCAGCCACCGTTCGCGCAGCACCAACGAAGGCATCGGTCAGGGCATTGTGCAGTTCAGCGACAGCGCGAACCCGGGTACTTGGGTCGTCAACACATATCCCTCGTACAACGTGACATCCGCGAAGGACATGCTGGTCTGGGGACACCAGATCGAAAAGGGAGCGACGCCTTCGGCATACATTTCAAATACGGGAACTGGATCAACGACCCGCAGCGCCGACCTCGCGCACGTCCTGGATTCCTCCATCACGTCGTGGGGCGACCCCGGTGCCTTGGTCATCCACTTCTACCCGCCGGGTCAGGCCGGCACGCTGCTCTCCACGGATGACGTGGCGAACGAACAACTCGGCCTTCAGGCTAGCACCACCACGGCGGCACGGGCGTTCTGGTCGAGCGGCAACACCGCCACGGGCACCATCGGGACCGGGGTGCAGAAGGCCGTCCACTACTGGAACGGCACGAACTCACGATTCTGCATCAACGGCGGCACGGTGCAGACCGGGACGAACAACATCACGACCTTCGGCAACATCGACTACGTCACCTTCGGCGCGGAGGCGACGAGCTCGACCGCCGGGTATTCGCAGTACGCCAACTGCGTGATCCGCAAGGTCGAGTTCTACAGCGGCACCCTGACCGACGCGAACCTCCAGACGATCACCACATGACCGTCTTCTACGACTACTGGCTCAAGGGCGAGGACGAGGCGCACGTCCAGGAGGCCATGGCGGCGGCGGGCATCGGACTGCTGCCAGCCGCGGATTCGTCCTACGACCCCATCGGCACGATCTGGGTGCCGGGACCAGACGTGGACGAGGACGGCAACCCCATCCCCGTGCCGCTCCCCGGCTGGCACGCCAACCTGCGCCTGCGCGACAAGATGACCTTCCTGCAGCGTTCGGCCCTGGAAAGCATCCTCATCCCACAGCCCCAGCACCCCGTCCGGGTCTGGGCAGGAGCAGACGAATGACCCCCACATCCCACCCCATCGTCGAGGCCGGCGACAAGGTCGTCATCAAGGGCGTCGAGCTCTTCATGGCCTTCGACCCCGCCATCGACGACGCCAAGGCCGACCCCGAGCTCAAGCGCTTCGACAACGAGCGCCTCCGCAAGATCGTTGGCGCCACGGGCAAGCACATGAGCCGGGGCTCCTTCCCCCGCGTGGTCATCATGCACGAGAAGGACGGCAAGGAGCCTAAGTCGGCGGTCGGCAGAATCCCGGCCCTGAAATACGAGGAACGGGATGGGGTCGGGTACATTGTGGGAGACATGGAGGTAGGAAGGGACATTTTCGACCGCTTGATCGCCACCAACGCCTTCCCCAGGCGCTCGGCTGAGATCTGGTCCGAATCCAACCACCTGAGCGAGGTGGCGCTGCTGGGCCGCGAGACCCCACGGCGACCCCTCCCCGACACGCACTTTGAGCGTGCCGGCCGAAAGATCACCTTCTCGAAGTCCAACCACGACCTCGCCGGGGTCGGGGGCGGGCTGAACACCTTCGTCCCGGCAGCAATCAAGGAGGAGGCTTCCATGCCTTCAGACCGCGACTACGGAGCCGAGCTCGATGCCATGAAGTGCGCCATCGATGACCTGGCCGCCACGATGAAGAAGAAGTTCGGCGAGGACAACGACGAGGACAAGGCCGAGATGGCCGGCGAAGGCATGGACTTCCAGGCCGACGAGGAGGAGGCCGAGGAGGGTGGCGAAGGCGTCCACATCGACATCGGCAGCCACGACGACGAGAGCGCCGAGATGGGCATGGACGAGGAGGAGGAGGTCATCGCCTCCCGCTCCACCTACGCCCTGCGCTCGGAGAACGCCCGCCTGAAGGCCCGCATGGGCCGGCTCGAGGCCGAGGTCAAGCGCGAGCGCTTCTCGCGTGAGATCGAGATCATGGAGCAGGAGGGCTACCGCATCCCCGAGGGCCAGCGCACCGCGCTCCTGGCGCAGCTCGCTGCCGCCAAGGACCCGGTCGCCCTGCTCGAGTCGTGGCGCGAGCTGTTCGCGCGCGACCCCATCGGCGCCAAGATCGACATGAGCCGTGCCGCCATGCCCAAGGCGATGGCCGTGGGCGACGTCGGCGACCTCGTCAAGCAGTTCGCAGGCAAGCCGGATGAGTTTGCCAAGGCGATCAACTCCCGCATCAACAAGCGCTAAGGCGCAAGGACACAGGACACCATGCTGAACTTCTCCCCCAACCTCGTCGCGGGCGGGACCATCAACCCGTACCGCATCGTCAAGATGGACACGACCGCCTTCACGGGCGTGGCCGCCACCGCGGTCGGCGACTACGTCGTCGGCGTGACCGATGGCTCCACCCGCCGCTTCGACGCGACGGCCAACGCCGCCTCGGGCGACCCCATCAGCCTCCAGCCCTCGAACGTGGTGCAGATCGAGGCAGGCGGCAACATCACCGCCGGACAGCCCCTCGTGCCGTCCACGGCCGGCGTGGCGATTGCCACGACTACTGCGGGCCATGTGGCCCTCTTCGTTGCCCTTGAAGCGGCTGCCAGCGGGCAGATCTTCTGGGCGTACCGTCTGCCCTCGACTCGGGCGATCCCCTGATTCCTGACCTTAAGGAGGTCACACAATGGCTTACGTCGCAGTCGGTGGCGGACTCAACACCTACGTCCCGTCCACCAACGCCCTCGCAACGGGCGCTCTTCAGGTCGAGTTCACCCGTGCGGTGAACACGTTCCCCATCACCAAGTACGCGCAGATCGTCCCGGTCAACCAGATGACCGGGTTCTACCTGCGCCTGGATTCGGACGACAACGTCCGCATCACGGACATCAACGCCTTCCAGTGGCCGCTGGGGAACGACCGTCCGGTCGGCTCCACGAACCAGCACGACTTCGTGCAGTTCGCCTGCGCCCGCTACGCGTACCCGTTCTACATCCCGAACGAGACCGTGAAGCAGGCGGCGTGGGACGTGGTGGCCCAGCACGCCCGTGCGAAGGCCCAGCTCGCCATGACCGGGCGCTGCATGCGTGCGGCCACGGCGCTGACCGGGTCCGCAGCGCAGACGGCGTTCAACAACGTTGGCAACTACGCGGCGACCGGAACGGCCAGCCCGGGCGGCGGCATCTGGACGACCTCGGGATCGAACATCATCCAGAAGGGCATCCAGGGCGCCCTGCGCGCCATCTCGCTCGCCACGGGCGGCGCGGTGCGCGCGGAGTACGACGTGATGATGGTCATCTCCCCGACCGTCGCCAACCTGCTCGCGCAGACCTCGGAAGTTCGTGACTACGTCAAGAACTACCCCGCGGCGCTGCCCTTCCTGCAGGGCTCGGACACCTTCGCCATGTACGGCCTCCCGCCGAACCTCTTCGGCGTGCAGGTGGTCGTGGACGACAGCGTACGCGTGTCGACCCGCAAGGGCGCGGCGAGCACGACCCGGTCGTACATCTACGGCAACTCAGCCGTGTTCGTCAGCCGCCCCGGCGGCCTGATCGGCGTGGAGGGCTCGACCAGCTTCTCCACCTGCCAGGTCATGGCCTTCGAGGACATGACGGTCGAGAACTGGGACGACCCGAAGGACCGTCGCATCGAGGGACGCGTGATCGACAACAGCACCGTCGAGCTGGTTGCCCCGGTCTCGGGCTACCTCGTGCTCGACGTCACCGCCTGATCGGTCTCGGAGTGGAAGGGAAAGGGGGGAGGGCGCTTCGGCTCCCTCCCCCCCTTTCGTGAACGGAGGCACGCATGGCATTCGCCACCTACGCCGACCTCGAGAAGGAACTGGACGCCCGGATCATCGCCGAGCTCTGCTCGGACAACGGGGAGGACTCCGCGCCCCCCAACCCCATCACGACGATGGCGCTTGAGCGCGCCACCGCGATGATCAAGAGCTACGCCCGGGTGGGGAACATCTACACCGACCTAGACCTGACCACGCTGGCCGGCGCAGGGGACTGGCTGCTCGTCGGGCTGACCTGCGACCTGGCCACCGAGATCCTCTTCCAGCGCCGGGGCATGGTCGTGCCGCCCGCCGTGGAGGATCGCCGCAAGCGGGCCTACGAGATGCTCGAGCACCTGCGGGACGGGCGGCAGATCTTCGGGGCGATCTCCAAGGCGGCCGACGCCGGCCTGCCCGAGGTGCGGGCGACCCCCCTGCAGACGCTCGCCTACTACAACCAGGTGAGCTCGAGCAACTTCTTCCCGCCGCGCAAGCCCAACACGATGCCAGGAGGCTGACGTGGCCTTCGGCTTCGGCGGCAGCAGCTGGCAGAAGCGGGTGGCGGCGGCGCTGGGCGACCCGCGCATCCTGCAGGGCATCTCGCAGGCCGTGGCGGCGGCAGCAAAGCGCCACATCGCTAAGAGCGAGGGCCGCGGCCCGGGCGGCTCTGCGACCGCCCTGAAGCCCCTCAAGAGCCTAGATACCGAGTTCTGGACGAAGACCAAACCCAAGCAGGGGCCGATCCTGGGCACGCGCAAGCGCGTCGAGATGCGGCAGAAGAAGGCCAAGGACGGCCGGGTGACCATCAAGCCCACGGAGGTGACCGAGTACCTCGTCAAGGGCAAGTCCTACCGCGACGGCGGGCAGCCCCTGCGGGACACGGGCAACCTCGTCCGCAACCTCGGGGCCAGGACGGCCCGCATCGGCGCGACCCGGCTTGAGATCACCCTGACCGGGCCGAAGTACGCGATCTACCACGAGCTCGGCTTCGAGACATCCGGGCCGAACTACGTCCCGCTGACGCGCAAGGGCGTGCGCGAGCACGCGACCGGGCAGAACCCCGACAAGGAGGGTCTGGCGCGCGGCAAGGACTTCCTCATGGCATGGGGCGGCGTCAAGGTGCCTGCGCGTCCGTTCCTCGTCCCCACGGACAAGGAATGGGCAGGCATCGGCCGCACGATTAGACTAGGGCTGAGCAAGGTGCTCAAAGGAAGGACGAACTGATGCCTACGGCGATCTTCGTGAGCGGGCCTACCCGCATCGACTGGTACGACGGCTCGGTGTGGACCGAGCTGGGCGAGTGCGACAACGACAACCTCCCGCAGGCCACGTGGAACGACTACCAGCACGAGGTGCGGACGTCGTCGAGCGGCGGCACGCCCGAGGAGATCGTCCTGCAAAACACGGACGGGGCGATCACCTTCACGCTCGTGAAGTGGGACGCCACGGAGCTCGCGCAGCTCGAGGCGCGCCAGCGCGGGGCGCAGGGCACGACCACGGTCGGCCGCCTGCTCGTCACCGACAGCGGCACCTTCGGCATCCGCATCTACCCGAAGACCCCCGGCAAGACGACCTATACCTTCAATCGGTGCTACCTGCCCCCGAACGGGCTCGTGCACTCGAACTTCGGCAACGTCGAGCGGCGGCTTGGCCTGACGGTCAAGGCCGTGCCCGACGCCAACAACCTCCTCTACGCGACGGGGACCAGCGTTTGATCGACCTCAACGAAAACGACGACCCCCTGCTCTTCCGAGCTCAGGTGCCTGCGGGCAGCCTCATCGTGCAGTGGAACGAGGCGCTCGCCGTGCTCGCCAAGCCCGCCGGCGGCGAGCCGAGCGTGCAGGACGTTGCGGCGGCCATCCGCAAGGTGGCGCGCACGCCCGAGGTGGCCGCGCAGTCGAGCGACGAGGTGCTCTTCGCCGTCTTTGCCCGCATGGGCAAGGCGGTGGAAGCCGCGGGAAACTGACCAGGGGGGCCGCCCTGTTCATGGCGACCTACGGCCGCCCCCCGAGCGACTTTGACCAGGAGACAGCGATGGGCCTCATGGCGAACATCCCGATGGTCGAGGCCCGCAGGGCGCTGTCCTTCGCGCAGGGCATCGCCGTGGCGTTCGGGTCGCCCGAGGCGGCCGAGGGCGTCGTGCGACAGGCCACGGGCAGCGACGAGCTCGCCTGGAGCGTCCGCATGGGCCTGCAGCACCAGATGCACGGGAGGGGCCGCTGATGGCCGTGCAGGCGAATGCCGACGTGTGGAACGCGCTCGTCGCGGACCTGAAGGAGTGGATGGACGACGCCGGCTACGGCATCGCCGTCTACCTCCGCGAGGCGCCCGGGCAGGACGTCACCGCGCAGTACGCGATCCAGGTGATCCCGGGCGGCGACACGGCGCGGCACCCCATCAGCGGCGTGGGCCTGCTTGAGTCGCAGGTGCAGCTCGTCATCTGGTGGCGGAACCTGTACGACCCCGTCCACAAGGCGACCCTGCGGATCGCAGGCGAGCGTGGCATCGAGCAGTTCATCGACGGCCTGCGGACGCACATGATCCAGAACACGCTCGGCGGGCGCCTGACGATCCCGTTCACGTGGCGGTCGGGCGGGCAGGTGGAGCAGGTGGATGACCTCGTGGGCTGGATGCGCGGGACGGAGACCTTCGTCTGCGCGTTCCAGATCGAATGGAGCGTGCAGTGATGGAAGACCTGGGACGCATCGTCATCGACGTGAACGCCACGGGGGACGGCGGGGCCGGCGGCGGGACGGGCTCGCGGATGCTGCAGCGCGTGGGCGGGGCGCTCACGCAGGCGGGGATCGGGATGATCGGGGGGCAGGGCGCGGGCGGGGCGCTGGCGGCGCAGGGGCTGACGAAGCTCGCGGCGATGGGCACGGCGGGCGCGATTGCTGCCGCGCCGCTGATCGCGGTGGGCGTGGCGGGGATCGCCCTCAAGAAGACCTTCGACTTCCTGAACACGGCGGCGAAGAACCTGACCGAGTCGCTGCGCGAGTACAGCCCGCAGATCATGCTCGCCGACGCGATGAACGAGATCCTGATGATGCAGGAGAAGATGCGCGCAAGCGCGGTGTCGGGCGGCGCGCTGGCGCGACGCGAGCTCGCGCAGGGCCGCATTGACCGCGTGATGTTCCGCGTGTCCGACTTCCTCGGACGCATCGGCGCCATCGTGGTAGCCCCGATCCTCGAGGGCGTGGCAAAGGTGCTTGAGGGCATCGAGAAGAAGGTCATGCCCACGTTGCTGCTGATCGCCCGGATGATTGCCGGGGCGATCAAGATTTTCATGCAGATCCTCAAGTTCGTGCCCGGATTCCAGATGTACGGCATGGTCGGCGAGATCTGGATCAACGACGTGATCAACTCGCTCAAGAAGCTCGCCAACAACACGTCGCCGATCTACCAGGGCAACGCGCCTTTCATCGCCGATCTGCGGCTGATGGGAGCCAACGTATGAGGCCCGACTCCCACACGCAGAACGCCTCTGCGGAGGACATCGCGCTCGGCATGATGATCATGTCGGAACGGCGGGCCGAGGCGCAGCGGTCAATGCAGTCGCACGGCGCGGCGGCGGCAAGCGCGATGCGGCGCATCACCACGAACCTGGCCCCCGTGACCGTGGAAACGAACGCGCCCTTCGTCGCTGACCTGCGCCTCATGGGAGCCCTGCCGTGAGCACCCCGACCGGAAACGCCTACCTGTCCTTTTCCTACGACAGCCGCAACTGGGATCTCGGCTTCGTCAACGTCTCGCAGTACGACCAGCGGCCCGAGTACGCCGAGGACGGCTTCACCCTGAACTACTATGCCGTGACCGTGACGGGCACGGCTCTGGTCGCGGACGGCACGGGCACCTACACCGAGCTGGCCGCCAAGATGCGCGACGGCACGGGCCGGGTGGACGCCGTCGACCTCCGCATCGTGTCGGGCGGCACCGAGACCCTGATCGCCCAGACCTTTTCCGACGCCCGCCGCGGCCCGCTGCTGCAGCTGACCGTCACCGAGGTGGCCGGCAGGCGCGCCGCGCTCGTGTCCTTCACCCTGACCGCCGCAGTGGTGCGGACGAGCGCGATTGACAGCGAGACCCCGGATCCGACCTACCCCATCGTGTCGCACCGCTGGACGCAGTCGTTCAGCCTCGACGCGGGCGGCCTCGTCACCCGGACGGTGCGCGGGACGCTGACGGTCAACATGAGCGCCACGGGGATCGGCACCACGCCGGCCACGAACGGCATCATCGACAACGTAACCGGGATCTCCGCGTGGCCCGACCTGTTCCGCCGCTGCGTGATGCCCACGACTGACGGCACGAGCATTTGGCGGCGCACCGGGCAGACCTTCGCCATCAACGAGAGCGGCAACCAGCTCACCTACGAGGTGACCGACGAGCAGGCCCGGACGAACCTCCCCAACGGCGCGTACGAGGGCAACTGCGACTTCACTTACGAGCGCAGCCGCAACAACATCGCCTACGCCACGCTGCGGTTCTCCTGCGACCTGACGGGCGAGGTGCAGGGCGACGTGCGTGCCCTGATCTGGGCGGCGGTCGAGCTCGCCACGACCCGCATCCCCTTCGACAAGGCGATCCTCGACCGCCTGAGCGTGCAGGAGAAGGACATGATGAAGCGGGCGGCGATCCGGCTCGAGATCGACGCCAGGTGCCCCGCGACCGCCGTGGAGGGGCCGACCGCGGCCTACGCTGCCGTGCCGCTGGCGCGCCTGGTCGGGATCGCCTTCACGGTCACCCGGACGTGCAGCTTCGCCGTGGGCGCCTACGGCGGCTCGGGCAACGGCGTCTACGGCATCCCGCACTGGAACGGCAACCGCCTGTCGGCCAAGCCCAACACGATCCAGAACGTGCAGGTCGCGGCGATGGTGGCCGTGATCGAGTCCACCTGCCCGCTCGGCACGCCGGCCACGGTGCTTCTCGTCCCCGACACCGACCTCGCCTCCGCGAACAGCCTGATCGTGCAGGGGCCGTTCGACAACGAGCAAATCGCGTCGTTCAACTCAAGCGGCGAGACCACGACCGTGGAGAAGGCGTTCACGGTCACGGACGTCGACACCGACACGGGGATGCACCGCCTGCCGACGATGTACACGCAGGGGGCCGACTTCGTCTTCCAGGCGAAGAAGCCCACGGTGATGCTGACCGAGGTCACGACCGTGCGGCGCACGAACCTCCCGCCCAACCGCGTCTTCCGCCCCATCCCGGCGGGATTCGTGGTCGTAAAGGACGAGTGGCGGATCAACCACGGCGAGATCGACTCGGCGGGGCAGCGGTCGTTCACGGGCATCTACACGCGCAAGCTGATGGCCTTTGACGGCGGCGGCGCGACCTCGAACGGCTTTTCGACGGTCAGCAGCCGCCGGCAGTGGTGGGTGCCCGGAGCGGACCCGAGCGTGGCCGCCCCGCTCACCCTGGGCTACAACCTCGACAACCAGCAGCAGGCATCGAGCGTCCTTGCGCTTGGGTCGGCGGCGCAGGCATACGCGCTGGGCACGGCCCAGAACTACGCATGACGCTCGTGCAGGCCTACATCACGGCCGGCGCGACGGTCATCCCCTGCCTGCCGCCCGGGCCGCAGGAGCGCGAGCACGCGAGGCGGCTGGGGATCGACGAGAACGACCTCTTCGGCGTGGACGTGCCTTGCGGCATGACGCGGTGGACGCGGGGGTCGTTCCTGATCGCCTCGACGCAGGTCTCGGCCCTGTACGCGGCCGCGACGGTCAGGCTTGACCTCAACGACGGGAGCGGCGGCAGCCTTGCCATCCGCAATTTGTACGCCCGCCCGCCGCAGCCGTTCCTCTGGCGGCAGCCGGGGGGGCTCGTGCTCGTCGAGCTCGTGGACGAGCGGTGGTGGTGGCAGTTCTCGAGCGCGGCCCTGATGGATCAGGTGCTCGCGCCGCTTTGGTCGTCGGACGGCAGATGGCAGGTCAACGGCACGGGCGCGGCGGTCGACATCACGACCTACACGGACGTCCTGGCTGAGGTGGCGACCGTGGCGGGCGGCATGAGCCTGACCGCTCCGACCGGGTTCGTGACGCGCAGCCCCGAGCACATTCGCCGGCTGTCGGACCTGATCGGCAGCCCCAACGCGAGCCTCGGCATGGTGGTGGACGCCGTGGGCGCGGCGAACACGCAGGTCGTCGTTCCTGATGGGCTGGGTGGATTCGTGTTCGTCGACCGGGCTGGTCTGCAGGCCGGCTACGACAAGACGATGGGCATCTATGCGCGCGCCTTCTCGGGTGGCGGGCAGCCCGTCAACGGGGCGGCAGGCGGCACTGATCCGCTCGTCAACATCTGGAACCAGGCGGGAATCGGCAACCGCGCGCCGCGCGAGGCCATGACGATCCTGCCGCAGCGGTCGGTCGAGGGCAAGACGGTCTACGACAACGTCACGGACGCCAACGTCCCCGCCGACCGGGTTCACTTCCCCTACGACCAGTCGTTCAACGAGGTGGCGATCCCGTCCTGGACCCGGCAGCCCACCCGCATCGGCAACGGGATGCTCACGGAGTCGGCGGTCGTGGTCAACGACGCGGCGGGCGGGACGCTGACGACCTGCCCCGGCTGGAACCCCACCACGCTCGTCGGGCAGGCTAGGACGGACTACGCGAAGCGGTACGAGCACGTGCCCTTCGGGCGCACGTGCTGGGCGGGCTTCATCCCGTGGTTCATCAGCGCCTCGGACACCATCGGGCAGCTCGGCTGCGTGTCCTACCGCCTGAGCGAGGTGGATGGGGTCGTGTCGCCGTTCACGGTCACCGTCGCGCGCGAGGACGACTGGCGGTTCGGCCTGCAGGGCGTGGGCGAGAACGAGCCCTCGCGCCTGGTGACGGGCAAGGGGCTGGCCCACGCCTACCGCAACTGCGTGGGCCTGACGGTCGTGGACGTGCCCCCGCCGATGACGCGGGTCTTCCCGGCCCGGATCACCGCGTCGGACGGCCTCGGCAACTGGCGCTGGGCATACAGCTTCACGGAGGTCGAACCCAACCCGGCTGGCGGCGCCACGCTGTCGGTGTCGACGGGCTCCTATGCCCGGACGGGCTTGGCCTACAACATGGCCGAGAACGGCAACAACCTCGCCGGCGGCCTGATCGCGCCAGGCGTCAACCAGGCCAACTACCCCAACGCGACGGTGGCGGCGCTGCCGATCAGCACCAACACCATCGTGATGATGTGCGAGCAGTTCCCCACCGCCCACGTGAACGAAGGATGCACGGCAACGGGACCGAGGTTCTGGTTCTCGATGCCGAACGCCGTCCTCGTAGAATGCATCGAGGTCTGACATGGCAAGCGACTGGAACCCCATCATCGCGCAGGGCGCGGACTTCCGCGCGACCGTCGAGGTCGCGCAGTGGCCCTCGGGCTACCCCGCGCTGAACACGGCCACGGAGTGGCGGTGGATTCTGTCGCAGGCCGAGACCGCCGCCTTCCTGACGGCGAGCTCCACGGGCGTCAGCCCGATGATCACCCTGAACGTCGCCCAGACCATCGGGACGATCCTAGTGCCCTATGCGACCACGGCGAACTTCCCGCTCGGGCAGTTCCGCTACGACATTGACATCGTCTTCAGCCCGACCGTCAAGATTCGGCTGATCAGCCTGGGCTCGGGCGTGGTGAACACCTTCTCGGGGTCAACCTGATGGCAGACGTTGAGATCAATGTCCAGCCGAACTCGGTCTCGGTCAACGTCGGCGGGGTGGACAGCATCACCGCCGGCGCGGGCCTGACGGGCGGCATCATCACCTCGAGCGGCACGGTGGCCGTCGACTTTGCGCCCAACGGGGCCGGCACGGCCACGCAGGTGCCGACCGCGACCGACAGCCGCCTGTCGAACTCGCGCACCCCGACGAGCCACGCCGCAACGCACGCGGCGGCCGGCAGCGACCCGGTGACCCTCGCGCAGAGCCAGATCACGAACCTCGTGACGGACCTCGCAGGCAAGGTGCCCACGACCCGGCAAGTGATCGCCGGCACGGGCCTGTCGGGCGGCGGCAACCTGTCCGTGGACCGGACGCTGTCGGTCGCCTTTGGCACGTCGGGCACGACCGCCTGCGTCGGCAACGATGCGCGCCTGTCGGACGCACGGACGCCCACGGCTCACGCGGCAAGCCACGGCTCGGCGGGCAGCGACCCCATCACCATCGCGCAGAGCCAAGTGACGAGCCTTGTCAGCGACCTCGCGGGCAAGGTGCCGACCTCGCGCACGGTCACGGCGAGCACGGGCCTGACGGGTGGCGGCGACCTGAGCGCCAACCGCAGCTTCGCGGTCGACTTCGCCGCCAGCGGCGTGGCAACGGCCGGCAAGGCCTGCGAGTCGACCGACAGCCGGCTGTCGAACTCCCGTGCCCCCACGGGCGCGGCGGGCGGCGACCTGACGGGGAGCACCTACCCCAACCCGACGATCAGCCGATTCGCCACGTACGCCATCAGCACGTCGGCCCCGGTGTCGGGTGAGGGGTGGGTCTACGACGGCACCACGTGGCAGCACGTGCCGCTCACGGACGTCCAGGTCTACACCTCGGCCGGAACGGCCACGTGGACGAAGCCTGCCAACTGCAAGACCGTCCGCGCCATCCTGATCGGCGGCGGCGGCGGGGGCGGAAGCGGCCATGCCCACGCCACCGGAAACCGAGGCGGCGGCGGGGGCGGCGCAGGCGGCGGCATCACTGAGATCACCTACCAAGCGGCAAGCCTGCCGTCGACCCTGACCGTGACGGTCGGCGCCGGGGGCGCAGGCGGCGCGGGGGTGGTCGCCAACAACGACGGCAACCCCGGCGTGGCGGGCACGGCATCGACGCTGACGGCCACGGGAACGACCTACGCTCGGGCGGCGGGCGGGGCCGGCGGCGCGCAGGGCACGAACTCCGGCGGGGCCGGCGGCGCGGCCGGGACGCTCGGCGATGCGCTGTACGCAGGCGGCGCGGGCGGCGCAGGCAACAACAGCGGAAACGCAGGCGTGGCGGGCGCTGCGACGATCGGCGCCCCGGGCGGTGGCGGCGGCGCCGGGATGTCAAGCGGCGGCACCACCGCCAACGGAGGCAATGGTGGCACGCGAATGTCCATCGGCACGGGCGGCAGCGGCGCCACGGCAGGGGCCGGGACCGCGGTCGGGATCTACGGCTCGGGCGGCGGCGGCAGCCCGTCGCTCGCGGGGACGAGCCTTGCTGGCGGCGCTGGCATCTATGGCAGCGGCGGCGGCGGCTCTGGAGCTGCAACGGTGGCTACGGGCGCCGGCGGCGCAGGCGGCACCGGGCTGGTGGTGATCATCTCGGAGTATTGACCATGACCGAGGAACAGGGCATGAGCATGGAGCGGTGGCTCAAGGTGGCGCAGTTCGGGGTTGCCCTCATTGCCCTTGTCGGCGCCCTGATCTACGCGGGGCAACGCACCGAGCGGGACGAGCACCAGTCCCGCAGCCTCGAGGTCATGGCGAAGGAGCTCGGGCAGATCAGGGACGCGGCCACGGAGGGGAACGCCCAGATCAGGATTCTCGGGGAGCGGGTACGCGGCCTCGAGGAGCGCACGGCGCGGCTGGAGCGGCGGTGACCCGCCTGCTCGTCGCGGTCGCGTCCTGGGGCATCCTGGCGGGCTGCAGCCCCACGGCGCGCATCGCCGCCAGCGCCAACGACATCCGCGCCGAGGCTGGGCTCCTCGTGGAGCACGGCACGGCCACGGGAGACAAGGTGACGGTGACCCATGCCAGGAAGATCGACGAGCTCGCGGCGCACATCCACGAAGACCTCCCCGGGACGGTCGACCGAACCCCCCCGTGGGTTTCCATGCTCATCTGGGTCGCTGGGGCCATTTGCGCGGTCTGCCTCGTGGTTGTCCTGTGGCAGACGGGTCTGGGAAGCGGTATTCGGGCCGCTTTGGGCTGGATACCTCGCAAGACCCAAAGCCGCGCCGACCTCGCCGTCAGTATGCTCGACCCGTCCCGGCCGGAAGGCGACCGGGAGTTCATCGCCGCGCTGCGGCAAGACCCGGAGTTCGACGCGGCATTCCGCCGCGCCAAGGAACGCCGCAAAGACAAGGAAAGCACATGAGCCCGATTCTCGCTGACGCCCTCGGAACCCTCTGGTGGTCGGTCCTCTGCTTCGTCGCCGGCGCGGCGCTGACGTTCGTCGCCTGCAAGAAGGGCTGGATCAAGTGCTGAAGGCCGTCCTCCTGTTCTGCCTCGTGATCGTGGCGTGAGCGCGATCCCGGCATACGAGTGCTGCTGCCCGACCGAGCCGCCGATCTACCCGGCTGAGTATTACGTCTTCTCGGTCTGCCCGGACCCGTGCTGCCCGCTCGACTGCGCTGACGGCCCCGACGTCAAGTGGTGCCCGTCCTACGCGGTCGCGCAGGGGCTGGCGGTCCCCATCATCCTGACGCCGGCGACCTGCATCAAGATGACCCTGGGGTGCTGCACCTACGTGATGACGGCGGTGGTCGCCAACCCGGGCGGCGTCTGCCCCACGGGGGGCGGCGTCTGGAACCAGGGCACCTACGCGGGGACGCGCACCATCGACCCCGAGGAGGAGGGCTGCTGCGACCCGGTGCTGATTGATCCGCCGGACACGTGCGTGGTGAACCTCGTGTACCCGGAAACGCCGCTGCTCTCGTGGCCGTGCTGGGCATACGTGTTTGAGCCCTACGACCTGGCTGACCAATGGGGCATCGTGCCGTCAAAGCCCGTGACGGTGCGGTCAAACCTGACCTACTGCTACGCGACCTTCGGGGCAAACTGGGATCAGCGCTGCGAGAACTGCCCGCCCATCGACCACTACCAGTCCACCGTGAAGGCGAGCCAGGAGATCGGCTACTGCATCCCCGAGGACGTCCCGGCATCCTGCCTGGGGCAGCGCACCTACTCGCAGACGGTCACGCTTGACTGCGCCGAGTGCTTCCCGTGCAGCCCCTGCTGCGGGATCGACAACTGCAACCCGCCGACCGACCCCCCGACCACGTGCGACGACCCCAAGGCAACCTACAGCGTCCGCACCTGCTACGCGGTCAACCCGTGCCTTGACGAGAACGACGACTTTACGTGGTTTGAGCAGGACGTCCTGACCGTGACCTACGACTTCTGCGCCACGGCCATTGACCCAAACGACCCGACCGCGCTGGCGCAGCTTGACGCGCTGTTCACGGGCGGCGGCGTGGTCGTGCCGTGGTACTTCGCCGGGTCGGCGCTGCAAGACCCGAACACGGGCATCCGCATCTCGCTGTGCCCCGGGGCGGGATTCGGCGACCCGAGCGTCTTCGTGTACAGCGGCAACGCCAAGCACATCGCGGACGCGATCAACGACCTGAGCGTGAACACCCCTTTCCTTTCGGCCCAGGCCGACGAGGTGTGGGGCGGCTGCTTCTGGTTCGGCATCCGGCAGACCTGCGATTCCTGCCCCGAGGGGCCGCCCGGGCAGCGGCCGGCATATGGACCGGGAGGCCAGGACGCGGACGAGCTCGTCTTCGACCGCTGCGAGATCGTGAGCGCGACGAAGTTCAAGGCCATATTCAAGGGCCGCTCCAAGCGGTTCTACGTGTGCGCCGCGCAGACCCTGATCTCGGCCTACTCCGTGGCCGGCAACTGCGTGGGCTCGTCCACGGACGTCATCAACCTCGCCATCAGCGCCACGGGCGACGACGAGGAGGGCTACGAGCTGCAGTGCCTGTCGCCTGCGGAATACGCCTGCGGCGCCCGCTACGAGATGCGCCAGGTCGAGCAGGAGTACTGCGACACGACCATCTGCACGGCAGGCAACCCGACCCTGACCGTCCCGAAGTGCGATGCCGTGACGGGCTACCCGCTGCTTGACGTGGTGGTCGAGGGCGTGACCGTGCTCGAGGGCTGGCAGTCCTTGTGCGGCGGCGGCCTCGGCGGCCTGCCGTCGATCTCCCAGATCAACTGCCGTTCGTACCCCTTCGTCTACGAGGTGCTCGGCTGCGAAGACCCCTTCTACGCCGGGGAGTGCATTGACGTCTTCCAGCAGGCCGACCGCTACTGCGAGACCCTCGCCACCCCCATCCAGGTGCTATGAGCCTCGGGACCGTCAAGCTTGGGGCCATCGAGCTCCCCATCGTGGACTGCCGCTCCTGGTACGTGGCGGGGAAGGTCGCCCATTGCCGCTTGAACCTCGACGTGGCCGGGTGCGCGTCCTGCCCCAGCCGCACGGGCCGGGAGGGCAACCTCCGCGAGCCGCCCGTCTACGGGCGCGGGACGGCCCCCAGGGCGCTCCCCCCGCAGGGACGGCCCTCGGAGCCCCCGGCGGCCCCGGACGCCTCTGGGGGCACGCCTGCCCCCCTGCGCGGCCTCGGGGACTTGATTGAGCGCGGGACCAAGGCGGTGGGCATCAAGCCCTGCGGCCCGTGCCAGCGCCGGCGGGATGCGCTGAACCGGATGGTGCCGTTCAACGCAAAGCCCCCGGCCGACCCGCGTCCTGCGGAGCCGACCGGGGGCGAGGAGAGTCCTGACGCTACTTGATCCGCAGGCTGGTGCCGCGCGGAAGCAGGGTGCAGCCGGGGACGGCCTGTCCTGCCTCGAGCGCGGCGCGGATGGCGTCCTTGTTCGGCTCGTGGCGCACCACCCGGAACTGCGGCGGGAGGTCGTCGGCGCTGCCGTCCACGATGAGGGGCTGCTTGCCCCCGTTGCCGGCGACCGACAGCTTGAAGCGCGGGGTGTCGATCTTGGTCTTCCCCGTGGCTTCCATCGCCTCCTTGAGCCGCTTCTTGAGGCGGTCGGCCACGGCCTCGTCGGCCTCGGCCAGGTCGCGGATGCGGGACGCCTCGTCCTTGCGCGCCCGCGCCCGCAGCTCGAGGCTGCGGATCACGCTGGCGTAGGCCTCGGCCTTCTCGTCAAGCGCCTCGTCAAGGCCGGCGAGGTGCTGCTCCAGCGCCTCGTTCGCCGCCATGTCCGTGCCGCCCCCCTCAAGCAAAGCGTCAATCAGGGACTCAATCTCGTTCTGGATGGCGTAGAGGCTCACCGGGCCACCTCCTGCCGGCGGATCACGCGCATGATCTCAAGCTTCTCCCCGACCCGGTCAACGTGCAGGCGGATGGGCTGCTTCGCCTCCTGGGCCTTGCGTGCGAGCTCGGCGTACTCGGCGACGGTCGTCGCCAGCCACGCATTGCCGTGCTCGCCGACCACCGCGATGGCGATGGGTCGCCCGGGGCGCTCGGCGATGCGGACGACGTCGAAGTCGCCCTCGTACTCGTCGGGGTAGCCATCGTCGGAGGCGGGCGCGGGCACCTCAACCTTCTCGGCCGGCGGCGGGGGCACGGGGGGCGCGCCCTTCGCGGCCTGGGGCTTGAAGGCGGGGCGCTTGGTGGGCGCGGCCATCGGCTTGCGCTCCTCGCGGTCGCGGCGGTCCTCCTCGGCGTCATCGTCGTCGCCGGCGATGCCGCACATGGCGAGGGCCGAATAGCGCCTCATGTAGGTGGTCGCCCCGCCGACCGCCTGGGCGGTGGCGTTGTTCTGCACCGACACGGACACGTCCGACGAGAGCCATTCGCCCGAGGCGTGCAGCAGGCTCGTCGTGATGGTCACGTGCCCGGGCTCGGTGCTGATCGTTTGGACGAGCGAGAGCCCCTGCTCGGCGAGCGGCTGGCGGATCGCGTTCAGGACGGCCGCGAGCGATGCGTACCCGTTGTTGAAGTGGCTGTTGCGCTTGTCGAACGTGGGGTTCGACAGCTTGAGGTTCGCCTTGGCGAGTGCCGTGGCAAGCGCCCCGATGGTGGGTGACTGGTTCATGCGTTCTCCTCTGCTGCGCGGTTCGCCGCGCCCGTGCCCCGCAACGCGCAAGGCAGGCGCAGTATACGCCCCCGCATCACGCCGTCAAGGGGGTCGCCTTGATTCGGGTGTGGGCCGTTTCCCCGTATTCCTTGGTCGCCACGAGGGCCACGACTTGGGCGTCATCCCCGTAGACGATGCCCGTCAGGCCGTCCAAGACGCCTCGGCAGAGCTTGTCGATGTCCGGCTTGCCCGGGTGGGTGGGCGCCCCGGCGCGCAGCGCGCCCTTTGTGGTCAGGTGGCTCTTGGGGCGCACGAAGACGAACGCGAGGCCGATGGCGACCGCGCCCGCGCACGGCGGTCCCTGCCATGCCTCGGCGGCGGCGAGGCTCACCAGCGCGCGCCAGGGCTTGAGGCGCTTGGACGACTCGAGCAGCACGGTGCGCCCGTTGCGGAGCCGCACGGCGCGCTTGCTGCCCTGCGGGGCGGCGTCCCCGGGGACCGTGAACTCAATCGGTGCGGAGCTTGTGGTTGAGTGCAAGGAGTCGCTCCTGGCGGCAGCGGTTGAGGTCGCGGGTCATGTGGGCCATCTGCTCGCGCAGGTACACGACGTGCTCGACGAGCTCGCGGTGCAGGGGGTCTGGCCTGTCGAGCATCTGGACGCGCTCCACGACGTCCACCTCTTCCTCGCTCGCCTTCCTCCGCGGCATGGTCTCACCCTTCGCCTTTGTAGAGCTCGCGCGCGACCTCGGCGGCGCCGGCGCTGGGGATCGCGGCGAGCGCCCACTCCATCGCGCTGGCGGCTTCGAGGAGGACGCCCACGACCGCCTTGTCCTCGGTCTTCTCCGAGAGCAAACGCGCGGCGTGGTTGCGGCAGTCGCGCATGGAAGCGCGCACGCGAATGGCGGTCAGCATCAGGGGGTCGCTCACGGGATTTCCTCGTCGAGGGCGGTCAGGAATCGCAGCAGGGTTTCTCGGTCTGCGCCGGGGAGCATCCCCTCAGCCGCGTGCCGAAGGGCGAGCCCCTCGAGCTGCAGGGTACGCAGGCGCGCGCGCAGGCGGGCCACGAGCAGGGTCAGCGCTTCGTCCACGGGTTCTCCTTGCTCCGCACGATGCGGACGTCCTTTGGTGCCTTGAAGATGAGCTTGATGTTGCCGCTCATCTGGTCGTTGGGGGTGACGACGGCGAGGAGGGTTCCGTCCGGGGCGTGGATGCCCGCGCTCTCCCCGACGCGCAGGCTGATGGCGAGGGTTCCTAGGTCACGCATGGTCGGCCTCCCACTTTGCGATCTGCTCCCCGATCCAAGCCATACAATTACAAGCCATGCTGTTCCCGAGCGCCTTGTACCGCGGCCCGTCCGGGCAATCCTCAGCAGGCTTCTTGCGCCACGGGATGAGCGTGTAGTCATCCGGGAAGCCCTGGAGTCTTTCGCATTCCCTTGCCGAAAGACGGCGCACGGTCATGGCCTGAGCCAAATAGTTTTGCTGCTTCATCCCCGCTTCGGCGGCAAGGGCTCCAGCAATTTTTCCATCTCCGTTTATGTAACGAAGCTCGTCACGTGTGTTTTGCTGAAACGCCACCGCAATGCTGGCGTGGCCTTGCGATCCGCCAGTTCCCATGCAATGCGTTGATCCGTCCGTGCTGCTGATCGGGTCTTGCAACGGGTGGAACGCCACCGCCGCATGAGCCGCGTTGTCCCTCGCAAGCGTGTGGCACGGGTCACCGGGCTTTCGGTTCTGCCTGTTGACCGGGGCGGTGATCTGGAACAGGTCGTAAGGCACGGGCTGTCCGACTAAATGCGCATCTTCGTTTACGGGTGCCCAACCGCTGCTTCCTTGCATTCGACTAGTAAGCGTTGGAGAAACGTCACGAAACGGGACGGGCTGCGCGATCACCGGGTGGTTCATCTCATGGAACCCGGAGCTGCCGGCCGATGCCCGCAGCGCGGCCACGGCATCGTCCTGCTGCAACCCCAGCGCGTCGTTCTGCCAGCGATAGGCGGTCGGTTGCAAGACCGCGCCGAAGTTGTCCTTGTCGGGCATCCGCTGCGCGCCGTTGGCATTCTGCTTCGTCAGCGTCCCGGCGCAGTCGCCTCCGTCCCACCAGCAACCGCCTCGAGCGCCGCCTTCAGCATCGGAGGGAGCGCCTTTCCGCGTCTTTGGGCTCGCCTGATTATGCCTTCGCAAGCCTTCGGGGATAAGGACAGCCTGGGCGGCAGCGGTCCAGTCTCTAGCACCTCGCTCAATGAGGCGACCGACGACGAAGACGCGGCGTCTGCGCTGCGGGACGGCTCGGGGCCATCCCCCCACTCGCACGTATTGAGCGTCCAGGACTCGGTAGGCCCACCCATACCCGAGTTCGCCCAGCGCCCCGAGGAAGGTGCCAAAGTCCCGTCCTCCGTTCGAGGACAGAACACCGGGGACAT